ATAATATTAACGTATTCGCTTATAGCTGTAGTAGTAGAAATATTAAATAAGTCGTAATCAATAAATTCTGTCTTTTCTCCCAATCTAGCCATCCAAATCCATTTGCTTACTCGTCTGATAAAGGCGGAAAAGTTGTTAACTTTGTACCAATCTCCTGGTTTGGTATTTGAAGTGAAGACGATTCGCTTGCATCCACCAAATTGGATTTGTCCTCCTTTTGATTCCACCAACATCGGATATCTGTCGCATAGTCGGAGGAGAGTGTCGAACTTGAGCCATCCGTAGAACTCGTCGATGATGACAGTGTCCTGTTGGGCGTAGCCATCCCACCATATACTTCGTTGTTTCCAGTATGCCCCCGGAAAGTTATCCATACAGAACTTAGACTTCCCGGTCCCCGTCGGCCCGTAAAGGACGAGGATCTCCATCTCATGGTTCCTTGGCGATACGCTAAGAAGGCGATAAGCAGCAAGGCCCCTGTAATGGCGGATCCAAGTATCAAAGTCACTGTCAGCCAGATCCTTATCACTTGCTCCATCATCTACTAACTGTTTTAAAGCAGAGAGCTTAGAGGTCTTTTTGTTGGCCAAACTGCCGAGAAGTTCGTCAATGGTTTGACTCTGGTCTAAACCAAATGATATTAGACCGTATTCCTCTAGACCAGCTATAGTCAGGTCGTTGTACAAGGTGTATGCCGTGTCGTTCTCAAGGAAGTCTTTCAAGCAATACTTGATAGCTTCGTATTGAGTCCCCCTGCGTACTTCCCAATGCGCACGTGGCAAGAAATTTCTTACAGTGCTTAAAGGTACCGGATTGTTAAATTCGCAGTAACCTTGATAGTGAGGAGTAGCTTGTTCACCGAGTTCTTTATTTGCAATTAATAGTTTTAAGCTATTAACCGTAAATTGAATCTCTCCCAAAGCAGGGTTATTTAGTGTAAAACACCAATTTCGACTTTTCGACATTGCTTGGCAAAAATTTTAATGAGGGCTGGGGGGCTAGTATTACCCCCCAGCCTGGGCATGGGCAATACCCCCATGGGCTTAATTTGGTTGGTGAGTGTTTAAAACATACCCTCATTTGTCAAAATGCCAAGAAGGGTATATAAACCTAGAAAAGGGTTTCGTAGACCTTTGAAGAAGGGTTACAATATTAGAAGACGTTTAAACGTCAATCGTAGACGTTTGTTTAAACGTCGCAGGTTTCAGAAAATTCACCGTGCTATTGGTGGATTTCCTAATGCAAAGACCGTTGCGTTGCGATATTCAGATACTGTATATCTTAATCCATCTTCAACAGGCCTTGCTGTTAATGTGTTTCGCATTAATAATATATACGATCCTGATTATACTGGCACTGGGCATCAGCCAATGTTCGCCGATAATTATGAAGCTTTGTATCAAAAATACAGGGTAAATTCATGTACTGTAACATGGATTGCTCTTCAAAATCATATAGTTAACACTACAACTACAACTCAATCTGCTGGTGACACAATAGGCACAGAATTTTATTTGTCTGCAAATCAACGTTCTCCTCGGTTATTTATTTTAAAGGACGATCAAGTAAACGACTTGCCATCAAATTTGGATACATTAATCGAAGAAGGTAATCGTAATTTGGTATGGCGTTTCTGTCCTCAGAATACTTCAAGTTCAATGCAAAAACTGTCTATGATTGCATATCCAAGTCAGTTATATAAATGTCCACGTAACGATAGTGGACTTCAGTCTAGCACTGGTGCTGGACCTGCTAAGGAATGTTATTTTATTTGTGGCGTCGCTGGATTTCCTGGTGGTTTCGATGCAGATAACATGGCGTATCAAGTTATTTTAACGTATAATGTAACGTATTTCGATTTAAAGAAAAATCAAACTCAGAACTAGCTCAAAGGGTTAGGGCATTTGCCCTAACCCTTTGCGGGGTCATTAATAATGAAAGTAGGGTAGAGAGTGTTTATTAATTAATAATATTAACGTATTCGCTTATAGCTGTAGTAGTAGAAATATTAAATAAGTCGTAATCAATAAATTCTGTCTTTTCTCCCAATCTAGCCATCCAAATCCATTTGCTTACTCGTCTGATAA